CACCTAGATAGTTGTAACCAAATGGTTGTGTAGGTACAATTGTGAAACCCATGATAGCAGAATGATTAAATCTTTTCATTTCATCTTTATCTTGCGTTCTCAATGGTCTACCCAATAATTTATTTCTTGGTTTACTATTCATCATAGGACTACCAAAACGAATAAACCCTACTATCTTATTTGTATTTGTTTCTTTTACAATTATTCGTATTGCCTTACCAGGTATAGATGCCATAGCAGTATGACTTGTAACTTTATTCAGTATTCTGGTAAATGTACCATTATCTATCTCTTGTATATCGAAGGACATATCTTCTGGCGATATATCAAAATCTGTAAAGAAATCATCTTCATCTGCCATACCAGGTAGTTGAAATGGAAAGTCTTTTACTTGTTCTAATTTTTGTTCTTTGATATACTGGTCAATACGTTCAAATTGTGAGAAGTAATTTGTAAAGTATAACATCGCCCATTCAGCGTCCTGTTGATTTAGTATCATAATCTCTCAATGTATTTTTTCAGTTCTTTGTCTTCAACATCTGCTGGTATATCGTTCTTATAAAATATCCTATAACTATCACTACCATATTTACCAATACCATGTAAGTCTAAAGCGTCTCTACCATCCCATGTCAGAAAGTCTTTACTCATCTGTCTCAATCTCTTTGACCTGACTTTACTCATACCAAGGGGTCTCAACATCTTCTCCTGTGTGTTATATCTACCCTGTATGAAAGCAGAGGCATTGGGATATTTCTTAAATAGTTCAGGTAATATTTTCTTAACTTCTCTACCATGTGTGAGGTTCAAACATATCACACCAACCATGTGTTGCCACTTACTCTTTACTTGTTGTTGCACCATTAACTCTGGTCTCATGCAAAAAAGTCCTCGATGGTATTACTATCAGAAGCGTCAATGTTCCATTTGATTGCACCCAGTATGAAACGTAATGGTTCCATAAATGATTTTTGGAATTGCATTTCATAATCAATATATCCGTGCATATCAAACTCTTTAGGTAATTTAGATATAAACGTTATGACATTTGCATTCCATAAATTTTTTCTAAGGTGAACATACTTACCCTTATCACCCTCATAGATAGGTTGAAACTTATGTGAAACTTTTTTAATCTTTAATAGATGATTGTACATCAGAGCACCCTTGACGTGCATTGGTGTACCCTTCTTATATATTGATGTTACATCACCATATTTTTTCACACCGTTAACACTTCTAGGAAAAGCAATCTGTTCTGGTTGCATAAGTTCAAACTCTCTACGAAAATTCATAATAAACTCTTTCATTTCTTTTTGGTCACCACCCATGATAACTTTAAAACCCTCTTTGAGTTTATCCCTACAAGGTAAAGGGGTAGAAGTTTTTACTGCCTCGATACCCATAATCTTTAACTTTGGTTCTGAGTATTGAACACCTTCAGAATTATGTACGTTGAGAATATATCTTTTCTTTGCCGTCCAGATACCTTTATCAGCAATAACTTCTCGTTTCATTACCATCTTGTTTTCAAAAACGTTCATATAATTACCAAGTTCGTCATAACACCTCTCAATGTATGGTTCAAACTTTTCTGAACAGAATTGGTCTAACGCTTTTACTATTTTTGTTTTATCAGTTGCACCTGTCAACTTAACAAGTGGTGCCATGTTGACGTAGATGGAATCTGTGTCAGAAGCGATAACATAATTTTTGTTATCAGTTTTATACAATCTATTAAAGTATTCGTTAACTTTATTATCTATCCATCTTATGTTCAATTGACCAGACATGGTAATCGCTTCTGCCTGTCTGTGGTCATAGTATCTAAAATATTTGTTACCAATCGCACCATAGGCACTATTCAATGAAATCTTTTTAGAATGTTGTATCAAATAATATTTACGTGCCAGTTTCTCATACTTCTTGTCTTTAGTGTTGGCATATTGTTGTTCTGCCTCTAACATCTTTTTCTTATAGATAACACGGTCATCATATTCTCTTTTGATGATACTAGGTAACATGCCAACTTTGTCCGTCTTATACATTGTGCCATTTGCAGCCATACAGTTGTTACCCACATTGACTTTTTTATCTAACAGGTCATCTATAAAAACATCTTTCTTTTCAGGTAAGATTGTCTCTGGTGAAATATTGTATTGCATAATTAAGTGTGGGTATAGTGAGTTCAAATCGAAAGATACTACCCAATCATGGAAACCAACAGTGGGTTCTTTTACATATGCACCAACAAGTTCTTTAGATTGTGGATTCATTTCACGCATTGGCACAATCGTATTTGTTTTTAACAATTCGTTATATATGATTGTGTCCCACATACGAACCTGTGAGAATACATCTTCATAATTTACTTTGGCATTATATGCCATCGTTATTGCAAGTTCTATCAGTTGTAATCTATCCTCTAGTCTATCGACTAATTCAACATCTTGTATATTATAATCTATGAATGATTGTATGTCTTGTTGATACCACTCTTTGAAAGTATCGTATGGGTTATCATCTTTACTTTCACCAAGTTCGACAAAACCAATATGGTCAAGTTTATAACTCTCTTGGTTTTTGATTGTAAATTTTTGATAGAGTTGTAGGTAATCTAATTGTGCGATACCGTGCAATCTATAATAGGTCTGTGTCTTGCCCATATAGTATGTGTTATCTTCCATAACTTGACCCCAAGGGGACATGCGTTTCATAACACTCTCGCCAAGTATCTTTTCTATACGTCTTGTTAGATAAGGTATATCAAAGTATTTACTATTCCAACCAGTAAGAATATCTGGTGAATAATCTTTCCAGAATTTTAGAAATTGTATTAGTAAATCTTTTTCATCTTTACATTTTATATAATGTACGTTGTCTTGTTTCTTCTCATAGTCTGCCATACCCCAAACCAATATTTGTTTTTTGACTTGGTCTTTGATTGTAATACAAATCATCTTTTCTGCACAATCAGTTACATTAGGAAAACCGTGTTCACTTTCTACCTCAATATCAATTGTGTATATTCGTAATAGGTCTTTATCATATTCCATTGTGCCAGGATAATAATCAGAAATATATTGATACTGAAATCTATCCGTACCAAATACAAAGTCTTTGTGTTCTTCGTATCTCTTAATCGCCTGTCTGGCTTCTCGTATTGTGTTGTAAGTCTGTGGTAATAAACCTTTACCATCTAATGATTGATGGGTGCATTTACCTTTGTATGGAAAGTATAGTCTTGGTTTCCATTTCATACGGTCAGTAAATCTCTCACCGTTTTCGAAACCTCGAATATATAGGGTATCGCCATGTGGCGTAACGTTAGTATAAAATCGCATTATATAATTATATCACACTCGACCGTAAAAGTCAAGCCTAATTCTCAAAATATTTTTCTATAACTTCAAGTTGTTCCTTGTAACCACCAATAATCTTTAGTTCCTTCTCAATGGTCTCCACGATATCAGAATGTTCACCTATACCCGTGGTAGAGTTTAGGTAGATATCTACGTTGGTCTTATGTTTAATAATTTGTCCTTCAGCGTGTTGCTTAAGGGCTTGTAGTATCTGGTCTCTCATTGTTCTCCTCACTTGGTTTCTTACCAATATTATATTTAGGTTCAAGTATCCATTCCTTCTTCTCTTTGAATGGTAATACTTTTATTTGTGATAGAGGGGCTGTTGTTGATACCTCACCAACAAGTTCTATCAATCCCCAATCACTCAATAACTTGCCAATAGTATTTCTACGTTCAATATCATTGACAAATATATTTGCCGTTTTGCCATCTAGGGCAAAAAGTTCTTTGAAGTGGACAATAAAGTATCGTCCTTGTTTATGTAGTATGTGGCAAGATTGATATATCTTACGTTCTTTCCTACTTGCAACACCTATTCGTGTTAATGTCTCTCGTATCTTTAGAAAATCATCAGGCTCTTTTATCTTTACTTCGAGCATCTGGTCTGGTTTCCATTCTATTACTTCACTCATTTTCTCCCACCTTTATATAATCTCTCTTTAATATAATCAATTTGAGATTTAGTGAGAGTTCTAACAGCCTCTGCTGCCTTCTTGTTTGAGTAACCATAATATTGTTTTACGATATCAATATCTTTTATCTTACTCGCTTTCAACCACTTACTAAATCTTTTCTTACTTCTTATAGTATTTAGTAAAAAGGAAAATTGGGCATGTTTAGACGCATGGTGTAGTCTATTCATTTCATTGGCAAAGATAACCGTATCAGCAAAGTATGATAGACCTTTGTTGATGATGAATGGTGGGTATTTCTTTTCCCAATCTTTATCATCAGTATCTAGTAACTTTTCTTTTGACCAGTTGATTGCGGTGAGATATTTTGTTAAACCATAGTCACTCATTTGAATTTACACTCGGACATGATTTCAGTTAGACAAGCGACCATGTTTAATTCTGGATCTGCCACAAAGGCATTCTTGTATTGATAATCTGCCAAAAGTATAACCATTGGTGGTATACTCTCAGGTTTAAGTGAGTTGTAAAAGTTTTGATATAGTTCTTTAAATAGACCTGCAGGATCTTGGTCAATATTATCTGTGACCCATCTTCTCATTTCGCCAAAGTGTCTCTCTTTCAATGCCTTATTTAGACCTAGTAAGTTTGCCTCTGATATAGTTACCAATATGCCTGTGTCTATCTTACCAGATACGGAATATCTTTGTAACTCGTTTATCGTTCTTCGAAAGTCGGGATAATATTTAATGATTAATTCTGCAACAACTTTAGGATCAAAGTCTGTATTCTCTTGTTCTAAAATTGTACAAAGTCTTTTATGAAACAACCCTGCCAGTTGTTCTTTATCTTTATTCTGTATAGAAAAATTAATTACAGTACATCTGGAATGTATTGCAGGTATAATCTTGTTCTTATAGTTACATGTAAAAATAAATCTACAGTTACCACTAAACGTTTCTATAAAGTTTCTCAATGCAGGTTGAACACTCTCGGCATTCATATAATCTGCCTCGTCAATGATAACCACTTTTGGTTTATCACTTTGGTTGAGAGATACAGTTGAGGCAAATGCCTTGATTTGATTTCTTACAATGTCAATGGATCGACCTTCGTCACTACCATTGATGACCATAACATCACAACCTAGTTCATTACATAATGCCTTGGCAACAGTTGTCTTACCAGTACCAGCAGTACCAGATAATAATAAGTTTGGTATGTCACCTTGTTTGAGAATAGACTTGAAAGTCTTTTTAATCTCAACAGGTAAGATACATTCGTCAATCGTAGAAGGTCTATACGCTTCTACCCATAATGTGTTTTCCATAATTACCCACCATACTTACTTGTATTTTCTAACGCTACCCAATATTGTAACGATTTATTTTTATGTTTGAAATTAGAAATAAGTTTAGAAGATATGGCAACATTGTAATCACCAGGTAACATTTTAAGATGTTCAGTTTTAAAGTGAAAGTCAAATGTCTTATCTGTGTCACCAACTTTAACACCGTATGTGTTTGCGGTTTCGTTCTTCTTATCAACTGCGGACATCATTATATCACCACCATTTGATTTAACAGAAATATCTGGTAGTTGTAACATCGCGGCAGCCTTCTTTACTTTAACTAGGTCTGCTTCAGTAAGAGTAAACTCTACCTCTGTGTCAGGCATTTTAACATCTTTTTGTGGAGTTGTTAGAATACTTGCGTCAGCAAAAAAGTATCTGGATTTAGTTGATGTACCTTCTTCGCTGATAGTCATAGACTTTTCTTCAAAAGCGAAAGTAGGTTTACTGAATAGAGACATCATGCCTAGAAATTCAGATAGGTCGTAAATGGCAATATCTTGCGGGAAGTCTTCTTCAACCTCTGCCGTTGCCAAAATGTTTTTCATTGTAGAGATAGTTTTGATTTGTTTACCTGGTGTAATCATCAAGTTAGGATTGATTTCACTAAAGTTTTTTAGTATCTCTTTTGTAGTATCACTTATTTTCATTATATAATCTCCTAGTCATTAGGGTTGTTTAACTTCTCTGCCATTGGGTTTCGAAGTGGTTGGTTGTCGTCCCATTTACCAATATCATGTTCGAGCAAATCTTCTCTGAGGGAATCAAATAAAGACTTATCATTATTGTAATGGTCTTGGGACAACTGTATCATGGCGTAGTGGATAACTTTCATAAGGTCATTCTTATTCTTGCCATCTTTCTTGCCATAACGTTGGGCATACTTTAAAATATTACCCATACAAAATCCTTCACCATGACCTTGGTCAATGATGATTTCAGTTGCTTGTTTCTGTGTAGTAGAGTAATGTGAGCGATAGGTCTTATCAATATACATCTTCACATCATCTAAAATAATATTCTCTTTAAATTTATACATTATCACATTCTATCATAATAAGGGTTAAAAGTCAAGCGGGGATTAATCCCCGCCCAAAAAATTTATGAAATGTCAATTGTTCTAGGTTTCTTGCCCTCTGGGACAATCTTCTCTAAAGCAACCTTCAACATACCGTCTACCATTTCTGCACCTTTCACTTCAACATCATCAGCCACAGTAAAGGTTCTAGTGAAATGTCTCTTAGCAATACCTCTGTGTATTGTTTCAGTTTCACCTTCATCTTTGTGGATTGATTTTATAGTCAATTGGTTATCAGCGTAATGGACATCTATATCCTTCTTATTGTACCCGGCAAGTGCCAGTTCAATAGTCCAGTTTAGTTCATCTTTACCTTTAACGATATTATATGGTGGGAAAGTTGTTGACTTAGTATCTAAATGTAAGTCAAAGTGACGGAAGATATCTTCAAAACCTATACTGTAAGGTCTCAAATCACTCCATATTGATAAATTTCTTGTGCTATTCATAGTGTTACTCCTGTTTAGCAAGTTAAATAATGTACCCATTATGGCGTACACTACTATTTATATAGTTAGGGTTTTGTTTTTGTCAAGTCTAAACCCTAAAAAGACTTATAGTGTTGCACTTTACGAGAGGCAACTAACAACAGGACTTACGAATTGCCTGTGTTACTATTTATGCTCCAACGGCATTATTCATGTCTAAGGCAGCGAACCCTGCGGCAATTAGTGCCTTAGAAGGGCTACCAATTCTGTAACTGGTGCCTTTAGTTGATTTGTTGATGTAAACACAATGTCCATCTTCTCTTAACTTATTCACAACGGAACGTGGTGATTTTAAGTTAAATTTTTTCTGAGCATCTGTCCATGTGACAGAATTTCCTCTTAACATACTGTTAAGAAATTTTGTACTATTTGCAATTCTACGTCTTGCCATAATATATTTCCTTTCGGGGTTGTTAAAGAAACTTCTCTTGTTGTCTCTTTAATTTATTAATACGCTTTAGACCCTCTTTGGCCTTGCGTTGTCTCTTTAGTGTTGGTTTCTCAAAGTATTGTCTCATCTTAACCTCTTTGAGGATACCTTCCTTCATAACTTTTTTCTTTAATTGTCTGATTGCTTTTTCAACATTGTTATTTCTAACTTTAACCTCTAATGTCATTATATCACCGCCTTTGAGTTGAGAGTGGCGCTATTACACGCCACTCTATTGAGGTCTACATTATGAAAAATGGGTTTAGTTATTATCACTAATAACCTCCTCACCATCATTGGAAGATCCTTGGTTTAGTTCATCAAGTGAAACGCCTGCGTCTACTTTGGTGTACAAATCAAGGAAACTCTTTTTAGTATCTTCGTCAAAACGATTGATACATACTTCGACAGCCTTTAGTTTGTTACCAAAGATTGCGAAAGCATTGATTATATGAACCAATCTTCTGGTAGCGATAATCTCATCTACCCCACCATCAAAGAAGGTTCTACGAATAACATCTGCCCACTTAACAAGATTACCAGTAAAGTCAGTATCTTTTAAGTTATATGCGGACATAACGTTATCTAATATTTTTTGTTCAGTTTTAGCATTTGGATATTCTTGTTCGAAAGTAACAGGAAATCTTTCTAGGAATGCCTCGTTCAAAATGTTAGTACCAATAAATCTACCGTCATCAGAACCTTTACCTTTAGTATTGGCAGTTGCGATAACATTGAACCCTTGTGAAGGTTCTACAAAGGTACCAGTCTTCTTAAGGAAGACACCGTTACCTTCTAATATTGGTTGTAAACACATAATCTTATTAGAAGCCAAATCAATCTCATCTAATAATAGAACAGCACCACGTTTCATAGCGTCAACTACTGGACCATCATGCCAAACTGTTTGACCGTCTTGCAATCTAAACCCACCAAGTAAATCGTCCTCGTCAGTTTCGATTGTTATATTAACACGGATTAATTCTCTTTTGAGTTCCGCACAACTTTGGATAATATTCAAAGTTTTACCATTACCAGATAACCCAGTAATAAATGTTGGATAGAAAATTTTAGATTTAACGATATTCTTAATATCTCTAAAGTTACCAAAAGGTACAAATGTTTCTTCTTTAGAAGGTACCAAATTTTCTTTGATAGTCTCTGCCGTTTGAATACGACCCTTAGTAACAGGTTGAGGTTTAGGAGTAGAAACTTTTTGTTTTACGTTCTTACTCGGATTTACGATATTGGGTAATACATATATACCACGACCTTTTCTAGCCACTTGATTTTTATATCTCCAATGTGATACCCAACTACCATCAACATTGAAATTGTTTTCAAGGTTTTTGATTTGTTGAGTAGTAATCTCTAACGAACCGTACTCACTATGAGCAAGTTCAACAAATTTTATTTTATCGTCATTCAATTTAGTCATAATATAGTCCTCACTATTTTTAATTATTCTTATATCCTATCATACTTTTGGTGATTTGTCAAGCACAATCGTAAAATTAAAAGCATTATATTTCAACAACTTAGGCAACTTTCGAAATAAATTTGTTAAGTAATACCCTAGAAACCTTCTTGGATTTGAAATTTTTAAGGAATTGTTGTTTCATCTTCGCTGTTGTCATATCATTAGTGATATTCACTTCCTCGTCTTTAACCTGTAGTTTAGACTTAGGCATGATATACAATTCATCATATCCAACATTCTGTATGGTAATACAACCATTCGCTCTTAATTCTTTTTTGTATTCTTCATATCTTCCGTAACCCATGTAATCTTTAGCAGTAGATACAAAAGAAGATACATCAGAAAAACTAACATTCTTACCGTGAGTAATATAGAAACCAATCAGTTGACTACCAGTCTTATTTTTGAAGTAATTGAACATACCCTCATGGGCAGCCTTAAACATACTTCTCTGGTTGTGTCTATCGTTATACTTGAATTGATAGTTGCCATCTTGTATTACAAGTTGTCCGTTTGAGTAGTCAGCATTATATTTTTTATTTACATCACCATCATACGGAGATACTTCTTGGGATTGATCTCTTTCTTTAGTAAACGCACCCTTGATGTGTCCACACCCATCTGTTAAGAATATAGTGGTCATCTTTTGGATCTTGTAATCTTTTTGAAACTTGTTTACCAGATCAATAGATTGTAAGATAGCACTATCAAGTGGAGTACCACCAAGTCTCATACATTGTGGCATTTTGAAAGAGTAATCTCTATCATCATCATAGTGGTAGTATCTACCAGAACCTCTGTGTGAGTAGTAATCTATAATTTTATGGAAGTATGCCATTGAAGCATTATACTGTGGAGTTTTAACAGTTGTATCAACTAACTCAATCATAGTAACATTTTCCATAATCAATTCGTTTTCATTATCATAAATGTATGGAGTGTTATCATATCTCTCACCAAAACCGATATACTCATCACTCTTTAATTTAAAGTGTTTGATATTGATATCAGAAAAGGCATATACTTTACAAGGTATCTGTACTGCCTTACAAAACATAACTAGGTTGGCAGTTTGAATTAAGGTATCGTGTAAACAAGAATCCATACTACCCGACCAATCTACAACTAATATCATGCCATGATTTTTTGCACCGGGCGTGATATCAATTCTTTTAAAGATATCATCATTATATTTGTATTGGTGTAATTTACTCATATTCAACATACCAGTTTTTGATGTTTTAGTTCTTTTATAATCATCAGCAGATTTTTTCATTTCAAATTCTTTAATCATATAGTTAACAGTTCTTAACTGTTGTCTTTTAAATGATTGAAATTTCTGGTAATACTCACCACGATGTTCTAAATTATGTTCATCAAATAATGATACAACTGTTTTATTATCAACCGTGCTTGATTTACGTTTTGGTAAAGTTACATATTGGTTATCTTTGTATTCTTTATCTTGTGGTTTGAATTGAGACTTTTTGTTCTCATCATATGCCTTATCAGTTATTGCCTCGTTCTTCGCTTCCCCACCGTCTTGTCCGTTATTGTCACCTTCTTCTTCCCCACCGTCTTGGTCTTCTTCTTCTCCTTGAACAGGATCAGTTCCATCTTCGGCAGAAGTTTCCTGATCAGACTCTTGTTGCTCACCATCACCTCTTACTGTTATATTAATTTCTTGTTCTTCATATTGTTCTTCGTCAAATTCTTCCGTACCAGAATAATCGAAAATATCTTGGACTAACTTTTCAACATCTTTCCATGTATCAAGTGTTTCACTTCTTTTTACGAACCCTTGTTCGATATCATTAAACTCAATATCATTCATAGTATAACCAGATTTGGTATAAACATTAAGTCTATCAATAAATCGCATACCGTTGATATCTCTATCTTCTAATCTGAAAAAATCTCTTTCTAATAATTCATTGTAACCATTGAAGTAAGATTTTCTTAGACCAGGATATTTTAATTTCATCTTTTTATCAATACGGATATCCTCTACTACGTTATAGTAAGAATGTGGTATTTTAGATTTTTTGATTTCTTGTACGTCTTCGATTGGAGTATGTAAAGCGTGACCAACTTCGTGTCCGACTAACATATCATATAAATCGTTAGACATATCTTCCCAGATAGGAAGACATAATAATCTTTGTTTAGGTACAAAGTATGCCGTCTCAACGTTTCTATGTTGAACCGTAATGTTTTCTGTTGCCAGTAATCTAGCAAGATTTGATTTTTGTTCTTTAGTTATCATAGTCCTCAATATTTTTAATTATGATACTATCCTACACTATTTTTTGGTAAAAGTCAATATATTTTTTTAAGAAAAAAACGTTATATTTCAGTAAGTTGGGTGGGGTGCGACATTCCGCACAGCCTAGTGGACCGCTTTCCAGTCAAAATCCGTCACTAATTCCATGCCATATTCGTTATTTTCATCTGGCAATACCACATCTGGTTTCAATTTTAACTTGTTGACCTTGAATGGTGTATAATCCACAAAGTGGTGCCATCTACCATATTTCCAAACTAGGGTCGCAACGTCTGGGTGCATGTCGACCAACATTTGAGATTTGTTGATTGTGCCATCTACGTTATAACCTGTCTCCTTAAATTCTTCGTTATCTGTATTCTCGGCATGATAAAATTCTGCTGTGTTACCACCCTTTACAGTTTGAGTTGCAGCCTTACCTTGTAGAAAGGCATTGAACTGGACGCACACATCACCATCTTTCAAAACTCTCAAACAGATATCAGTATCTTCATTGTATCTACCACGCCATCTATGTTTCGTATCGTTACGAATTAGTAAACAACTGTATATTCTAGTGTTAGATACAAAAGGTGGATAGTTACTGTCTGGTGCGATAAAGAAACGATATTGTGGACCTGCGATATAAACATTTGAGTATCTATCAACGAAATCTTCCATCACTTGAAATCCTACACCACTTTCAAATCGTATTCTCTTGTTATTATGTAATCTGTAAAAGTCTGTAATGTTATCATCAAACACCCAATGACTTGTTGCACCAATAGATATGGAATGATCCCATGCCCAGTTTCTTGCACGACCGGGTCCATCACCGTGATTGGAGAATGGTGCCTCTAGTAGAGTTACATAAGGTCGAATATTAAAATTATCTAGTGCCTTATCATAGTCGTTCATGTCTTGTGGTTCTACTACGATATAGTGTGGTATCTCCATACGTGCCAGTGACCTACTCGTTATCATTGTGTCACTACGACCTTTACTTACGATATAACAAGGGTGTCTTGGATTAGTTCTACCATTTGGTTGCACCCATCTTAATAGTAAATTTTTTGTTATCTCTAATTTTGGATGCCAGATAGATTTAGATTTCTCTGTGACCTCTTGTTGTATCTTCTCACCAAACTCTTTATAATCTTCCTGTGTTCTAAAGTGTAATAGAAACTTACGATATGGTGCGTTGTCTTCTTGTTTATATTCTGGCATGCCCTTCCAATGTTTTGGCCATGCGTTCTCTTGTATCTCACTATCTCTCGTTTTGTCTGCCTTTATCTTACCAAAAAATTTTTTTGCTTTCTTTGGTTCTATCTTACTTCTATCAATGACAACTTGTTCATCATCATCTGCCAAGAATGACGTGCCTGCACTTGATGATTTTAATGGGTAGTACGTTTCTGATACGTTACCTGGTATAGATTGATTTATCTTCTTACAAAAATCTTCTAGGTCATCTAGGTTTCTGAATGCCATGTATATCGTCTTATACACATCATCTTTTGTCTTCGTTTCTTTTTGTTTGTGATCGACAACAGCGTCAGCGATTAATTCATCACCCTCAACATGTCTATCAAGTGTGGCGATATAGTCATCATTTTTGACCTGTGTCTTTTCCATAAAATTATCATATCTTGCACTTTCTTTAACCATCAAATAAACTCCTCTAAACTATTTGTATTACCCTTCTTATATGCCTTCGACCAAGACACCTTGACTTTACCATAGTCTCTGAATCCACCCTTAACTCTAGTGCCGTCAGTATTATATAGGATTTTAAAAAACTCTGGGAATCGTTCTTGTATCTTTTTATGGTCGTTATGTGTTTGTTCGAATGTTTGATTATCCCATATAGTTGATGGCATAGACTTTTTATTAACACTCGTATTTGAAAAACAAAACTCACTCGAAACTCTGTTACCATATCCATTAGTTAATAGTGTTAGAAAAAAATGTGTATCTTCCATAACTCGTATAGATGTTAGGTCCCACTTTGGTAAGTCATCTTTAAAATCTTTACCATTAAACCAGACACCACTACCAAGACTAGAATTATTTACAAAGTATTTGTCTGATGGTGGATTCTCTACATGGCTACAACCACAGAATGTCACATCTGGTTCATCTAACCACTTCTCGTATAGTTCAAACATTTCTAGTATATCATCTGGTGTCGCATTACGTCTGGATTTCTCCATGTTATCTTTGCCACCAAAGTATTTACTATTACGTCTATGAAAATTTAAGTCATCATCTAATACAACGTACTTCTCATCTTTTGCCGTATCGTAAATATATTTTCTTGTTCTTGGTAAACAATAATAATCTGAGTAATGATATTCTGGTGTGTTTGGTAATATACAATAGTTCAGGTCTAGGTTGTATTCAGCCAGTTCATGTGCCTGTATGACCAATACAACGTTCTTCTTCAACTCATCTGGTAAATGGTTGTATGTTATCTGATTATTATATCTATGGACAGTTGGTATATAAATTTTCATATTTCTATATTATATCACAAAATTAAAAAAAAGTCAAGCCTACTCCACAATTTTAGTGAAATTCCCTGCTTTTTCAAATCTCATTACGTTGGCAAACTTATCTGCTATCATATCTGTTTTGTGGGATATGATAAAGATATTCTCACCTTCTAATGTATTTAGGATTTTAAGAAAGTCGTCCGTGCCTGTGCCATCTAAACTACTATCAAATATCTCATCTAACAATAATAGGTTGGTCGATATACTATTCTTCATCTTTGCAATAGCACGCCAAGTAAATAACAATGCAAGATTTATTCTCATCTTCTCACCCTCACTAAAAGAGGCATAAGAGAACTCATCACGGAATCTACTTCTTATCGTTTCCTTAAACTCATTATCTAATCTAAAGTTTACAAAGAAGTCCATACTCGCAAGGTACTTATTAATCAACTGGTTCATTATTGGTAGATATTGTTTGATTACTTTTGTCTTAATACCTGTATCGTTCAACATTGTTTTTGCTGCCTGTAAATAATCTAGTTCTTCTTTTTTTATCTGTTTCTTTTCATCTATTTGTGTTTGTTGATTTTCTAGTTCAGATAATTTGCCCTTCGCTTCGCCACTGTCACTAGATTGTTGTTTTAACTCATCTATCTTATGTGTCAATTTTGTGTTAATATTGTGTAACTCTATTTTTGATTGTTCAAACTTAGCAACGTCAATCTCTACGGTTCTTATCTCTGCCTCTATCGTTTGTATTTTTTCTAATCGTGTACTCAACGACCTTATCTCTTTGTCAGCGTCTTCTAATGCTTGATTCCATTTCATTATGTCTTTGTTATTTTCAGCAATCATAATTTGTTTATTAGATAACGTTTGTTTACATGTTGGACAATCATCATGGTTCTCGTAGAATGATTTGTGTTTGTTACACTCTTTCAACTTACTCTCAAACTGTGCCTCAAAGTTTCTTAGTTTATCAGATTTGTTCGATAGGTTGTCTTTGTCTATTATATCTTTTCTCAACTTTGATATCTCTGCCTGTAACCCTTGTATGTGTGTATTATATTTGTCTATAGCATTCGTATTACTCGTAACTTTCTGTATCTCACTTTGTACTTCTATGTCGGATCTTAATTGTAGTTTTTCAATATATTCTTTTTGTGTGTCTATCTTATTTGATACTATATCCAACTCTCTCAATATATCTTTGACCTGTTCTTCTTGTTCTTTTATTCTTATCTTTGCCAACATTTGCATAACGGAGAATATCTTAATATCAAGTATATCTTCAACAACCTCTCGTCTATGTGCTGTCTTCAATTCCATGAACGGCACGAAGGTACTACTACCCAGTATTACGACCTGGGTAAAACTACGGTAGTTGAATTTAAGTATTTGTTGTTCTAACATTTTCTGATGGTCTGCTATCGTTGCGTCTTGGTCCATCATTTCATCATTCAAGTATATCTCAAAGAGACCAGGTTTCATACCTCGTCTTATCTTATACTTGTTATTTGCGATAGAAAATTCTAACTCAACCTCTGTGCCACCTAGATTGACACTATTAATCATTTGTTCTTTTTTTATCTCTCTAAATGGTTTATTAAAAAGAGCAAAACACAATGCGTCTAATATGGTCGATTTACCTGCACCATTGTGACCAACGATGAGCGTGGTACTGTTCTGGTTTAGGGGTACTTCTATAAATTGGTTACCAGATGAAAGAAAGTTCTTCCACCTGATCTTTTCAAATATTATCATTAAAAATAGTTTTTTGGAAATTTATCTCTATTGGTGTATATCATGTTACCAGATACGCTTATCCGTTCACCTGGCGTCTTGTAGGGATATACCATGTGTGTCAACATAGCAGGAAATATCCATAGCACACCAACTACTGGCCAGACTTTAACCTGCATGGTCTTCCATTTAAGATGTCTCGGCATCGTGTCCAGTTCATTCTCAAACATGAGACTACCCGGTGTTGGTGAGTTCGCCACATGATTGTTGATCTCATCTTCCCATGGTGGTAATTTTAAAAACGTTACATAACTCAGATCACCTGAATGGTTGTGTGGTGGATTAAATTCACCCTCTCTCATAAAGTTGACCCACATATCGTGTAGGTGCATTTCAACCATGAATGTGTCGATTCCTTCTTCCATTTGAAGTTGCCTACTTAAACCATGATAGTCTTCATGTGCTTTTCTGTAGTGACCAAAGAATGATCCAACTTCTTCTAAGAACCACTTTCTATCTTGTATGGTATAATGGTGTTCAGATTTTAGATGTCCTGCTAAATCTTTGTTAGCGGGATTATTTAACAATCTTGCTCTATCAAGCAAACCGTTTGTAACATGGTCTGGCATTTTTATACCCATGATGAATGGGCCAAAGTTCGCACCTTCCCAGTTTACACCTTTTTCTAATTGTGATGTGGGTATAGTAATCTTTTCTTCTTCGTTCATACTTCTATGTCTCCTGCTTCTGTATATAAAGACTTTAATAATGTTTTCAACTTATCTTTATTCAAATCAGTTTCAAGTTGTTCGATATAGTTATCCAACAACGTTGGTGTGTCCTCACTTCTCTCAGCGATATCATCTGCCACGGTAGAAGCGTCTAGGTCAGAATAGTCTTCTATAACTTTTATATCATTTATATCTGTTTTATAGAAACCATCTAAAAACTTGTCGAATAAGAAATAATCTTTTTTCTTTTCAACTATCAGTTTTATATATTTGTCTTTGTATTTGTCAAAGTCAAAATCTTTGTAATCGTTTTCTTCATCATTGTAATATATCTTTTCGTGTATCGTGTATGGATTCTTTATGTGTTTTATCTCTCTTGTTTCTGTATCTAATATATGAAACCCTTTTGGACAATTATGATCTGCCCAGTTAAATTCATATGGACTACCAAGATAGAATATGTGACCATCATCAGATTTTTTATGAAAGTGACCAGATAATATGGTCTCAAATCTTCTAAACAATTTTTTCTCTAATCCATTTGTAGAGATATGTCCGTTGTGCATTTCGAAACCTTTAATCTCTAGGTGACCCAATACAATGTCGGCACTCTCTTGTTCTAACATCATAGTTGTTTGTTCTATGTTTTGTGAGTTAACCCATGGTAAAAATAACATCTTCATACCACCTATTGTTTGAACAGTTGGTTCTCTATGAACATTAAACATAATAGGGTCTAATAATTCATCTGGTGCATTTATATCATTTGTATTCTTATAATAAGTATCATGGTTGCCCACAATAATATCTACATTACGTCTACCATCTATCAATCGTTTTACAAAATTATTGTTAAAGTCTGATAATGTTTTAAAATTAACAAACTTACGTCTGTCTAATACATCACCAAGGTGTATAACGTCTTGTATATGATTTGCTTCGATATACGGAAAGAATATCTCATCATAAAACTTATAAAAGTATTTGTTGTAATGAGGGTTATCGTTTCTTGCACCAAAGTGGGTATCTGCTAGTAATGCTATTTCTGTCATGCCATAAAAAATTCTAACTTACGAGGTTCTTTCTTTTTTCGTTTGACTGGTTTATCTTTGTCATCTTTTTTTGGTTCTTCCTCGTATATCATGTTCTTCTTTAGAAAGTCAGCGTAGGCATTTTGATATTCTGTGTTATCGCCTTCTTGTCTCACTATCTCATCTAGTCCACCCTTCATTATTAGTTTCTGTTTTATCGTAGTCTGTTTCTTCTCTTTCTGTATTCTACGAATAAAAGCATAATAGATTATTTGGGTGAAGTAGGCAAAGGGATTGTTTGATTTCTCTGGGTCAAAGTTAGCAACGTATTGCAAACAGTTTTCTATACCGTCAGATATCATATCCTCTTTATATGTGTAATTGATAAAGTTTGGTCTATACGATAAGTGGTTAGCAATCTTCAAAAAACATTCACCAATATAATCAGATATTTTTGGATCTCTGTGGCCTCTTTTTCTTGCACTCACTACCTTCTTATGGTATTTTTTCATTTCTTCAAGGAATAATTTGTTATCAACATAATGTTCCTTTTTCTTTTTCGTTATTGGTACATTCATAGTTTATATTATATCATAATATAGTATAAAAGTCAACCTCTTATACTAGATATATCTCATTTAATTTTTTTTTTATTATTTTTACATTTTATGCTTGACAATATTGGCATTTCCATGTATAATGGGCCATGCCCCGGTTGTCAGAGTAATATGCTTAATGCTTCTTACGATTACCTTTAAGATATTCCATAGTCTCAAAATAATCATCATCATTCATTCTGTCTAATGCTTTTTGCATGTTGGTCTCTCTTTGTTTCTTTTCAAGGATAGGTTCCAACGTTTTCGTATAATTTAATCTCACATTATTATAGTAATCTTTTAAACTATCGTTAGGCACGGCAAGTGTCAAAACATGATTTTTATGGATAGAATAAATTTTATCAGTTGATTGGAAAACCCAAGGTCTTAACGCCATACGTTCTTCTACATAATAAGCCTCTTCTTCTATCTCATTATTGTATAAATCAATTTTGTATGGTTCGTGTAATCTCAAAAAATCAGATCCCTCTTGTACATAAATGCCAGCGATAACTTGTTCGCCAGAGGCTAATTTTAATAATCTTGCCACAGGTATCTTAACTGTTCTTGTCGTTGGTTTTTTATCTTCCATATTATTATTTATATATCCACATTATGGAGTTCGTAGTCGAACTCTTGTTCAGTATAGAACCCTACTCTTTCCATAAAATGGTTAAGGGTAAAATTTTTTCTTTCTTTGTAAGAGAAGTCATCAGCAATATCATAAAGAGTTGCTTTGCTCTTACTATCACCAAGACGGAGCCCACGACCCAAAGACTGTAGAACTCTAATTTTAGATTTGGTAGGACTGGCGAATATAACATTGTGAAGATTCCTAATATTGATCCCAGTGCTAAAAGTTCCGTAACTCGCCACAATAATTGCGTTGTTTTCATTTTCTGTAATGCTCCTTATAGTTTCTCTATCTTTTGTTTCTGTGCCACCAAATACAAAAAACAATTTTCTTGTTTGAGGGTCTAAAGTATCACCAATCATATCATACAGTATTTTACCATGTTTGTCAACATATTGAAATAAAACTAATGTATTCCCTGTTTGATCTCTGGTTAAGTTTTTTATAAAGTTGTTTCTTCTTTCATGTGAAACAATAAAGTCCATCTCTTCCTGATACTTTAAATTTTTAACTTGAATACAATCCTCTTTAGGGTATTTTAACACCACACATTGTATCTTTAAATCTGCTAGTTGTTTTTTATCAATCAACTCTCTAGTCGTTGTAACATGGGTGACTGGTCCAAATAAACCTTCTAGTACCAATTTGTGTACCTTACTGTCATCTAACGTCCCGGTTGTGCCTATACGAAAGTTTGCGTTGACAAGGTTACCCATAATCTTTTGTAACTCTTTTGATTTATATAAATGTGCCTCATCACCTATAACACAATCAAACTGTTCAAACCATTTCTTCTCAAAGGTCGCCAGTGATTGCCATGTTGATACTACCACAGGTTTCTTATCATCAATCTCGTACCCATAATATTTTCTTTGTACATAATCCTCTGCCTTCCAACTGTAGTCTTCGAAGTCTTTATACATTTGTTCTACCAGTGATGTGGTTGGCACTACCAATAAACTTCTCTTACCAAGTGTTGTCATCATTCTTATAATACAGTAGATGATTAGAGACTTACCAGAAGCGGTTGGACTCAATAAAATACAACGTCTATGGTTGATTGCATGTGCGAAAGCGTCAAGTTGGTAATCTCTTATTTTTAGGGATTTCGTTAAAATTTTGTCAACAAACTTGGAAAAATCGTCTCTAGGAACGCTACCAGTCCTGTTTAAGCCATCGGGTAGTATGATTGTATGTCTGTTTTTTTCGCAAAAATGCTGTACATACGGCACTAACCCTCTATACAGTTTTCCAGTCGCTTTACTGTATAACCGTATCTTACCATCCCATCTTTTGGCACGTACTGATGGCATGAAACTTGCACCGGGTACTTGAAACGTAAAAAAATCAGAAAGGTCTTGTTGTAATCCAAGATCCTCTGTTTTACATTTGACGTATGCTTGATTAAAGATTTCTATTGTTAATTCGCTCATTTAATTCATCATAAGATATATTGGTCCAGTTATCTCTCTCATCTAAATCATCTATGGGTTGCCCAACGTGTATGAACTCGTGGTCTTCGTACCTGTTCAATAATTTCTTTGTGTGGAATATCCAGTTTTGTGGGTCAACTGCTGCTGCCTTTTCTCCAACATACCCCTTTGTACCTTTATACACATTATTAACAGTTGATAACTTTGAATAATAATCATAACCTATCAGATATATTTTTTTCTCTACGTCTGCTGCCATCATGGCAATCAATATACCTGCATTTGTTTTTTCATTCTTGTATTTACCCAGACCCATGACTTTATCTTTCTTCTTCGTCCAGGTTATGAGATAACCTTCTTGGTCTTCACTCAGGTAGAGTTTGAAGTCATCTTCATTTTTATCTTTATTTTCTTCCCTCATCTTCTTCATCAGGTCTTTATTATTTGCCCAACAAACAAAATATCTTTTCTTCTCACCCTTCCATACCCACTCGTCTGTGTATTCAGATATGTCTTCGATATCTTGTCCAAGAAACTTTGTGATTGTTTCTGGTTCAAATAGTTTGGGGTATAGTGTGTGTGGGTTCTTCTCCCATGACCTGAGATATACAGGATTGTCGAAAGCGTACCCACTACGATATATCTCATGGCATATATTATAATCCATTGCCAATAATACGTCAGGTGTAAAGTCTCTAAAAAGACCATTACAACCATATATCTTGCCGTGTTCTTTTAGTTTATGTAAGTCAAGGTCTTTTCTACTCTCGCCATTACCTATACAAAATATCATGCTAATCTCACATTCTCATAGTTGTTTAATATATTGTCCCAATTACCATATTGTACAAATTTCATCTTTGGATATAATTCAAAAGTTTCTAAAAACTCTCTACTAGGAAATATCTTAGGATTAACTTTGAGTGGATAATTGTTACTACTCTTATATATGTTATTATGTTTACCAGTTTTATCATAGTCAAATCCAATCATGTGTACCTCTACACCACTCTCATACTTACCATCACCCAAATACTTAACACTATTTTTTGCAGCGGTTCGCAATGCCATAGTGCCACAATCTGGATAATCTACACCCCAATAAGTGATACGATTATATGCTAATCTACTTTCACTATCGTTTCGCCAACGATGTTGAAAAACCACTCTACGGTCTTTCCAACAATTTGCAAAAGTCACCTCGTTAGATATGCCCTTATCTTTACAGAAAAGATAATCTGTCCAGTAATCTCTATAGATGGCATTGCAACCATACTTAACACCTTTCAGTTTATCAATGTCTATATTTTTTCTACTCTCACCGTTACCAATAACCCAATGTATCAACACTAGAAATCACCACCAGTAAACTTCTTCCACTCTATGGCGTTCTTAATTTGAAATGTACGGTTGTTTATTTGTTTAAGTGTGTCTTCACAAAACTTACATATCTGTTTTAGATATTCAATCTTTTGTCTTTGTTTGATGATACTATCGTCAGCGTCAATAAACTTATCCACATCTTGTCTCAAAACTTTTAGGTCAAAGTTTTCTTTCTGATATTCTTCTGGGTCTGCCTTACCAGTATAGAATAACCATCTCCTTACATGTAGTTTAGAGTAATCACTTTCTTCCTTCTTCAACATCAAAGCGTATGTTGAATATATTTTTAAGTATTTACTGTGTAGTGTTGGTGTAGATAAACTCTCTATATCAAGTTGAGTATCATCTATTGCCAGGTCTTTAGACGCCTGGTCTTGTAGTTCTTCTAGTGTCATAGTGTCTCATAATTATAATGTTGTATATGTATGTATCTTATATCCAAAGGTACAAGTTGCCGTTAGATATTCCACATCCGTTAAGTTTTGGTTATACTCTAAAGCACTCAATGATTTAGGGTATATGTCTTGGTAATTAATTTCCATGATGGAAATATTTCTACTTGTCATTACCATAAGTTTAGCGTCAGCAAAGATTGCACCATCTGGTGTCATTTTAGTAGGTCTACCTGCGTCAGTAGATGATGTTTGGGTTGATAATGGCATTCTATCGCCACCATCAGTAACCAATTCTCTATACTTCTCGTCACTATCTACCTGTGCTAACCCTGCCATCCAATCGTGTATCTGTTTGTATGTCTCTAAATTCTCATCTACTGTAAATGTGATAGTTAGATCATCAAAGGTTAAATCATTACCTGGTATCTTCAACTGTTGCAATCTAGTTGGTTGTGTCAACTCTGCCAGAGTTATACCTGGTATGTTCGCCTGTATAGTGTTGAACTCTACCTTTGGTATCTTTATACATTGGAATCTAAATTTTGTAGGATCTGCAAAATCCAGATTTACGGGTTGTTTACTGTTTAAACTTGCTTCTGTCATACTACTATTTAGTCAAATAAAAAAGGGGGCATATTGCCCCCCTTAAATCTCCAGTATGGAGGTGAAATTACATTAAGTTTGTAACTTTTACCATTCTGTAGTAAGTGTTTGCTTGGTCAGTTCCTACACCAGTAGTTTGTGCTGACGCTTCCGCGAATGGGTTTCTAATTAGACCATATCTAGTTTTGAAACCAATTTTTGGTTGGAATGTTGATTCACCAACCGCACGTACCATTTGTAGTGGAACGTATGGGCAGTAGAACATACCAGCATCATAAGGTGAATTACCTTTATAACCTACTGTGAAGTATTGAGCCGCAGTATTATTTGACGCATATGGGTCAATATATACTTTGTATCTTCCGTTTAGAGTACCAGCAAAAGTGTTACCAGTATCGTCAACGTTAAGTGAGTTGTTAAGAGCAGGTGCGTAATCTAATACACCAGCCATTTGTAAAGCAGAAGCAACGTCAGAAGAACAGATTAGGATATTTCCTTTTCCTCTTCTTGTTTCTTGTGCGATTACGTTAGCGTCTCTTTCAACTTGGAACATTAACCCTTTGAATTTTTCAACTGACCATCTTCCGTTGGAATCTGTATCTAAGTCAAAAGTACCCGCAGTAGTTGTATTAGTTCCTGCACCTTTTTTAGCCTTTTCGTAAATTGTTCTTACAACTTCCCTGTTGATTTCCGCAAGGATCTCAGCAGATAGTATGTTAGCCAATTCAGTTTCAGCGTCTAAACCGTGGATTGCTTTAAGGTCTTGAGCAAGTTCCATTGTGTATTCTGCTTTTAACTGTCTAGTTTTAGCAGTAACAGTGGATTTCTCAATACTGAAAGCCATCTCAGCGAATGATGAACTGTTTTCTGCCGTAGTAGTAGCAATACCAGTACCAGTTGTAACTGATGTGGTAGTATCGTTCATTAAACCTGGATTTAGTGAAGCAGACATTGTACCAGTACCAGAGAAATCTGAATCTGGCTCGTTGAATAATGCTTCTGTGCCTGAGTTTGAAGTAAATCTGGACTTCATAGCAAAGATCAGCCCAGTTGGACCAGTCATTGGTTGAACGCCACAGATGTCGTATGCGATTAAGTTAGGCATAGCACGTCTAACAAGTGAAATTAGGATTGGATCCCAGTTTGCTACAGCACTGTCACCAGTTACGTTTGCAATCTCACCTAGAAATGCTTTGTCTTCTTTAGCCGCTTTTTCTTGGTTTTCCAAGATAACAGCAGTTACAGCCCTTTTGTATGGGGAATCAATTTTTGGTAGATCCGCATGCTCAAGTACTGGAGACCACTTTTCTTGTAAGTTTTGTGAATTAAACATTTTGTTTATCTCTCCTATTAATTATTTTCCGTAGATGTCTCTACTTTTTCCCCTACTGATTGCAGCCGTATAGCGTGACATTGTATCTGACATGTCCACTACTGTGTTACCCTCATTAGAATCCTCGTTGATGGAATCAACATTTTCTGTTGCCGCAGGAGCCTCTTTCTTTGTACCAAAGTAACTTTCCTTAATTGTGTCAAGTTTCTTTTTGTACTCGTCAGCACCTTCGTAAGAAATGTCTTCTACCAAAGATTTCATTTTTTCTTTTTCTGTATCAGCCATGCCGTCTACAGTTGATTCAAAAATTTCGTCTTTTGTAAAACCATCGATAACTTTTTTATCTTCAATAGATTTTTCAGTCATTTCATTAACTTTACCTTTTAGGTCTTCCAGTTCTTTTTCTTTTGCCTCTAGGACATCATATTTTTCTTCTGGAACGTCAATGTAATGATCTTCAAATAATTGTTTTAGACCACCAATAAAGTCTTCAGCGATTTCTCCCTTAATACCTTTTTCGATTGCTAATTCATTATCTGCCATCCATTGTTCAACAACGTAGTTTAGGTAGTTGTCAACTTTAGTTGTTAACTCTTCCTTAACTGTCTCTTTTGCTTCTGATAATTCGCTAGTATATTCACCCTCTAATCTTTCGATTTCAGATTTTACTTTTGATTTAACAGCCGCTTCAAAGATTGTTGCCGCTTTAGATTTAAACTCTTCGGATAAAGACTCGTCACCAGAAGTTAGCGCTTCAACATCAGCAGAAACGTCAATAGATTGTACTCTACTTTCAACTGCTTCTTTGTTTACTGTTTTACTTTCTTCTTTCTCGTCTTCTTTATCATCATCGCCGCCGTGCATAGCAGCCATCATTTTACCGTAAGAAGCCGCGATCTCAGATTTCTTCATTTTGTTCATGTTGTCATACATAGCCTGTATCATACCAGACTTTGTTTTTGGCATTTCCATGATTTCATCTTCGTCTTTATCTGCTTCTTTTTCCTTCTCGTCTTCCTTTTCAGCATCAGCGTCCTCTTTGACTTTCGTCATTGGTTCTGCCGGTGCCGCACCTTTAGTAGGAGCACCAGAGTCTTTTTTCATTTTGTCCTTAGTCTTATCCTGCCCGGGTTTATCCGTTGGGGAAGTTACTGCTGGACCTAAATCCTCATAGTCGCCACTCTTTTGCATTGGTTCTGCTTTACCAGATCCTGCTTTTGGAGCGTCTGCGCCCTTAGGAGCCTCAGAAACGATTTCTTGTTCGTTTTTGATTTCTTCAGCCATTGTTTGTCTTCTCTCCTTATTTCGAAATAGAAATTTTGCGTATAACTATTTATCTTTTTGTTAATTTCTTCATAAAACTCTCAAAGGCATTCGCCTCTGCCGCAGCCTTACGTTGTCTAGTTTCACGCTCAATTTGTTCTTGTATTTCAGAAACATCTTGCTCTTTGATGATTCCGTTGTCCCAGATCCATTCTTTACCTTCCATTACGCCATTAACGAATGCTTGTGGTGCGGATGGATCCGCTACGATATCTGCGGCAGTTGCCAGGTAAAAATCACTTTTTACATAGTTCGTGCCACCTTTATTCTCCAAAGAGCCCATGCCTCTGGAAGAAACTCCTAATTGTGCGCCTTCATCTATCAAAGACTTCACAATCTTACCATATGGTGTGTCTGTAATCTTCGCTTCGCCTATATAATTACCTTTGTTATCACCCTCTAACTTAGTTATTAAGTGTGATACTCTCTCCAGATTTACAGTTGGACCGTCAGGATGCCCTAATTCTCCAAATGCTCTCTTTCTTTGTACAAATTCTTTATTATATCTGCCTACTTCTTTTTCTAAAACTTCTTGCGGGTACACACGGCCATTTCTATTCTTAATGTTGGCTTGCATGAAGATACCCTTAATCTTATGAGACTTCTTACCATTATCTTCTTCGACAATGTATTCTGCCTCGTTGATTTCTTCTCTAATTAATTTCATGGTGCGTATTTTCCCCTTTTGTTCTATTTATATTATCTGACCTCTAAAATGACGGAATAACTGTCACCGTTCACAAAATTGTGAGTGGAGAACAAAATATCTCCTGTTGGTGTAGTCGCATTATTAGCAATCTGTATCGCTGGTGTTTGTAAATCTATGGTGCCAGAACCACCCAGGAAGAGTGCGGTTGCGTTGGTGTCACCCTCAAATAATATCTCCACACTACCCTTCGGGTCAGTTGTATTGATATTATAGATAACCCTTGCAATCTTCGTAGAGGTTGACAAGTGGTTCAAAGACGCACTTGTCATTTTCTCTACTAAACTCTCACCAGTACCATCAGATTTATTGGTAAATTTCATTACCGTCTTACTACCCGCAACGTCTGTGATAGTTTGTGATGTTACTGTGTCAGCCATTATCTTGTCTGTCCTGAAGCAGTATAACCTTTTGATTTAGTTACTTCTAAGATAAACGTACCAGTTAAGGCACTTGCGTTAGTGATAACTATATCACCAGTTACACCTGTTGCCTCTGGGTTTGTAATGTTTGGCTGTTTACCGTGATACCCGTACTCGCCACTTCCGTGTACTGATATACCGTGACTATCTGTGCCTGCGTCAAACTCAAATGCTAAATCTGAGGTTGCTGCCGTTGTGTTCCATTTAATACTTCTTATATCTAACGTTGGGTTAGATACATGTCCAACTAATGCTGAAGCGTCTACCACTTGTACCGCATCATTGGTATCATTATTGACTTCGAACATTACGACATGGCGTGTGCCACTATCAACCAATGTTCTTTTATTTACTACTGCCATTTTTACTCTCCTTTATATGGTTAGACCTGTTTCTTTACGGAAATAGGTTTCAATATCTTTTGGTTGTACTCTATATTTCTTTGATACGTCTCTTACAACCTTTGGAAACGTAGTCAAAACTTTTTGCGGTTGTTTAGCCATCATGTTGAACAAATCATCAACTGCCTTCTTTACTTTAGGGGCAAGATTTTTGTAAGATGGAGAACGTTTGTGTTCGTCCTTCTCTTTAATCGTCAATTTCAGTTGGCTCAACGTTAACATCTGCTCCCACTTCTCCTTCAGGTGTTTCAGGTTCTTTGTTTAATAAAGTACCCGCAAGGTCTTTTCTTCTGGTGTCTAACTCGACACCTACTTTATCTGATAGTGACGCCTTAAAAGCCTTCTCTGCCTCTATGTTGTCACCTTTGTCTAAAGCGTTAATCATGTTCTTAGTATCTTCAATTGACATTTAAAAATCTCCATCTTGTTGCTGTGCGTTAGGATCTGCTAACACACCAGTTTCAATTTCTTTTTTGATTGTTTCTCTTTGTCTTTCTATCTCTACATCATTCATCTTTAGGATATGTTTATTAACATAGTCCATAGAGTAAACTGATCCTATCATACCTGCGTCTTTCATAGAACGGAATATTTCCATTCTATCTTTAAACATTTCACTTTCTTTAATCTCAGCGAAATATCCATCGTTGACATATTCATACTTGATAGTTTGAGATAGTGAGTTCTCCCAATCCTCGATAGTAACAACACCTTTGAGAATGAGTTGAGTTTTCAATAAATCGTGGAATAGAGTATTAAATCTATTTCTCAATCTACTGATAAACTTCGTAAATTTTATTTCGTCTCTGTTTACCTCAGTAGAACGACCAAGTTGTAATCCACCTGCCGCTTCACTATCTAGTCTGCTGTAAGGTACGTTTAGACTTTGATATAGTTTCTTTTGGAAATATTTGATATCATCTATCTCACCTAGATTTGAACCCCCTGGTAAAGTTGTAATCTCTGTTCCTCTACCACCTTCTCGTCTTGGTAACCAAAAATCTTCTAACATACTCATATATTGTCTATCGTCTCTAATCTCTCCTGTAGAGGCGTCATATACAAGTTTATTTCTATATCTGTTCATTACATCTTTGAGGTATTGTTCTGCCTTAACTTTTGGTAGATTACCTACATCAATGTAAAAAATTCTTCTTTCAGGTGCCCTTGATATACGATAGATAACAACACTATCCTCTATCATTCGCAACTGATTAACTGGTTTGATTGCCTTATGTAGATATGATAAGACCATGTTTCTCTGTTGGTCTACTAATCCACTTACACAATGAGCGATAGCGTCTTTTGCTATTTTAAGACCTGTACTCGCTGCCGCACCACCCTGTATACCTTTTTCATTGTAGATAAAAAATTCTTCATACTCTACAGATCCAGGTTTATTTGGATCTTTTGGAGCAAACTCATTACCTGGTTTACTTTTTGGTGCTCTTACCTTCTTAACTTTTCTCGGGTCAATATATCTCAACTCAGTTAGACCCTTCTTGGTGTCTTTTGGATCTATGACTTTGTGATATACTATTCTACCATCAACATACCAACGTCTGAAAATATCATGCCCTTTTTGTTCAAATTCCAATAATCTAATGACGTTTTCAAATTCCTCACTTATTCTTTTCTTTACTGCTTGAGAGAATGGTATATTGTTTAAATTCAATCTTACTACTTCTTGTTTATCATCAACGACAATTGCCTCATTGATGATATCTTCTATTGCCATATCACACTCTGGGTGTATGGAAACTTCTCTATATCTTCTTATTAAGTCTGCTTCGTTATTAATCTTACCTTCTTGGTCAAGGTAGGTACCAAAGTGCCCACCACCCATAATAGTCTGTACACCATCCTCTGCGGTTGGCGCTGTAAACGATTGAGAGGTTGCTTTTTGTTGAGCCCTTTTGATTTCGAAACCAAATATTTCTGCCACTACATTTCTCCTTTTCAATATTTAGTGGGGCACTATGGCCCCACTTTTTATAACAACAATTATGTTGTAGTGTTTGATTCCCAGTATTGGTATCTCCAAGTACATTCAAAAGTTTCTAATGTTGTTACCTGGTCCATGTTTAAGTCAACTTGACCTATAATAGTTGGGAATAGTCCTCTAAAAGTATAACTTTTGATTGTATTACCGTTTCTATCTAGGTGGTCAACGAAAGCGTCTACCTGATAATCAACTGGGTTGTTTAACCCTTCGTTATCTGAATGGTTGTTAATACCATTTGACCATCTTTCTATAGCATTTTTGATTGCGAAATCAGTATCGTTGATGATAGTAGTTGTCCAAGTTTGGAACGTTCTATCACCTGCCATATAAATTGGTCTACCACGGAAGTTTACAGTTAATTCCCCAATTTCTGAACTTGGTAAGTTAGTTGCTGTACATAAGAAAGCCATGCTTTCTGTCTCACCACCAACTGCCGCAAATCCTGGGAAAGGCATTGTTACTTTAAACTGGTTTTGTCTTGCTCCACCACCTTTAAGTTTAGAAATAAAGTCTGATACGTTTGCCATGTTTTACTCCTATGCCCCTGCCACTTCACTAAACGCAACGCCCGATCTGGTCGCTACAAAGTTTAGTTTGATGAAATTAATTGAACGATTTGGTTTGATAAAGATATCTGCCACAAATTCGTTTCTATCAATGATTTCACCCGTGTTGTTTGTTTCATCACACACTACTGAGAAGTCCGTGATACCTCGTCTACCTTGGATGTCCCTTAGGAAAGGTTCTACTAGGTTTCTAAATTGTGCTCTTGTAAACTCATCATTGAACTCAAAGAGTTGGAATTTAGCAGCCGTAGATACTGCTTTCTCTAGGACCAAGAATAAACGTCTTACATTTATTCTATCGAAGGCACTAGGTTTTGATTGTGCTGTTTTATCCCCAAACAATACTGTTCCTTGTCCTGGGAATGTTACAACTGGATTTACTCTCGCTTTGTAGAGTACGTCCCTTTGTGCTTGGTTTGGATCGAATGCTAGTTTTACCGCACCTCTAATCTGACCTCTGTTGAATCCAGCAGGTGAGAAGAAAGGATCAGCAACGTTGTCTGTTCTTGCACACAACCCTGCGATATCACCACATAATGGCACAAATCTATATACGTCATTATATTTGTCGTACATATACTTATAACCACTATCAATGACAGCGTATGATGAACTAGAAAGTCCGTCAGCAAAGTTTTTAACATTGTCTGTTGCCGTGATTGCGTTTGCCGCGTTTACTACATCTGCTCTCGCAGGTGATATAAATGCCACACAATCTTTTCTTGCTTCAGCAACGTCAATTACTTTAGTTGCGTGTGTGTCTCCTGTAGCATCAGCCGCAGTAGCACCACCACCTTGAGATGGTCCGCCTATAAGTAAGTTTATCTCTTCCGTTTCAGCGTCAGCAAACTTATCGTATGCTAATGCCATTTCGCCAAGAGTAGGTTCGTTGTCAGTAGTTCCTCCTGATAGACTAATACTGAATATACCAATAGATTGGGTAGCAGTATTATCAAAAGTTGTTCCTGTTTTACTAGAACCCGCATTTGCTAAAGTTGTTTCGTGGTCTAACCAGTAAATAAATTTACTGTTCGCATATAGATAATCTACATAATAGATTGAACTACCTTGCGCTGACTTAGCGTCAGAGGCCTGTGAAAGTCCTTCATGTGTTTCTAATATAGTTCCAGCAGTACCTGAGATACCGCCATCTTCATCAACAACTACAATATGCAATTCGTCATTTGAACCGCCAGCAGCAGATACATCATCTGAGGTAGTTGGTGCCGCACTAAAGTTGAAATGGTATTCCCAAAATCTTCTATATTGTGCATTGTCAACTACAGCGTGTCTTAATCCGCCTGTCTCAGTTGCTCCAGTTGCTGTGTTAAATCTAGCAATTGTTAAAACAGCCGAATCTTTACTTGTTATTTTGTAATAGTGTCCAGAAGGCACAGCAGTAAAGTTACCACTTGCGTCTCCAAACTCTAGTATGTCACCTACTTGGGTCTTGTCTCCACCACCATCATCAATTGTGATAGTAGTATCGCCAATAGCAGCAGCGTTGTCATTTACTAAGTTTGACCCACCCGCACTTGAATATGCCGTTGAGTTGGTACACATAGATACTTTTAGATTGTTACCTTCAGTTCCCGCTTCTCTTGCTCCCCAAGAGCCATTAGAGGCAGAACCGTCGGCATAGTTATTTAGGTAGTGAGTAGTATTTTTAATCTGTAACCCTGTGCCACCTGAGGTCGCATTGAGGTTGCCAGTTACTGCTCTCACCACTTTTAAGGCATTTCCGTACTGTAAAAAGTTGGTTGCACTAAAAAAATATTCGAAGTTGGATCCAGTTGGTTTCCCAAATATTTCCACGTATTCGTCTTCACTAGAGATTAAAGTAACCTCGTCCATTGGCCCTTTCTCAGCAACGACACCAATAGCACCAATTGAAGTTGATACTGCCGGTATTACGTTAGTGAGATCCTTTTCAGTTACGTTCACACCTGGTGATACTAAAAAAGCCATCTTGTTTCTCCTTAAAAATTAAATTTAATTTTGTCTTACTTCTATTTATAAAATCGAAGATTACCAACCTTTTTTCTGGACAACTGGTGACCAGGTCTGACCATATGGATCTTGGAATGTATCACCCTCTGGGTTGTCTATACCATCATCTACAAATCCAAACGGTGCCATATCCTGTTCCATCATATGCGATTGTTCATCAACCAATCTTGCTCGTATGTCTTGGTCAGTTAATTCTTTGAAATAAGTCTGGTTGGATAACCAAGCGAACATCACCAAACACATAACCAAATCGTCTGTACTACCCTCTTCGGCCTCGTACTTTTCTTTCCCTTTTAATATATATGTTGACAGTTCCGCGATGATATCGAAGTCTTGGACGATGTACTTGTCGGTCTCTAACATTGTTTTCAAGTTTGAACACCCGATTTTCTTTGTTGCTTTTGTAGTACGCAACCCTAGTTGAGATTGTTTACCACTGAAACCTGTACCAGCAATCTGACCCGAACGACCTCTCTGGTTGACCATAATCATATTATCATACTCTAGGTCGAACTGTAGTGTATCTGCTACCTGACCACCAATATCATTTACCTCTACCAACACCTCTGCCATGTTATAACTCTTTGCAATCTTATGAATGATTTGTGGAAACAACATTGGTCGTATCTCATTGTTACGATATTTCGCAACGGCCCTATACGGCATTCTCGTTGCGTCAGTAACTACAAAGGCACTATAATCATTAACAGTACCACGGGCTACATCGACGGTTATTACGTACCTGTGACCCTTTCGTGGCATTTCGAATACATCTAAACCTGCGTTAGATTGTATCGGTGGTATGTGGGACATTGTTCTTAACTTGGCACTATTAATCAACGTATCAACACTACCCAAGAACTCACATTCAAACTCCGTTCTGAACTGTTGTTCACTTGTATTCTTTATCGTCTCTGCTTTCCACTTCTCGTCTCTACCCGGTACCTCTGACCAATGAACCTCGATTGGCACATAACTATTTCTTTTATGTTGAGCATCATTCCACAACTTGTAAAACATATTCATTCCATGTGGTGTTGATACAATCATAACCTTCGATGATTTACCAGAAGATATTGTAGGATAAACTGAACTGAAAAATTGTTCAGCGATATTATTTGGTACGTAGGCGAACTCGTCCAAGAATATTACGTTATAAGAACCACCACGAACGGCACTTGATGAAGTTGCAGCCGCAAGTATTCTACTTCCGTTTTCTAATTCTAAACTACCTTTGTTCCAATTAATAACACCTTGTTGCAACCACTTTGGCAAATTTTCATATGCAAGTTGTAAACGACCTAACAGGTCTCTCGCAATCGCAGCCTTGTTGGCAAGTATGGCGATATTTACATTCGCATTGAATATGGCATAGTGTAGTAGATAAGAAATAATCGTTGTTGACTTACCAGTCTGTCTGGGTAGTTTACATATACTAAAACGATTATGGTGAAAAGTATCTACCATCTCTTTCTGAAAGTTGTATAACTTAAATGGTTGTAGACCGTGATCCAACGTTACTATATTAATATAGTTAGATATGAAGTAAATAGGATTGTCCTGACAACGTAAAAATTCTTCTACTTGTTTTTTTGTGAATTTAACTTTTTGGTTTGCCGCTTTGAGATTTGGATTACCTAGATAAGTTTTATTTTCCATTCTTCTTTATCAACTTTTGTAACTCAGCAGTTGACCCTACAAATAAATTATTTTCTACTTTGTTAGGTACCTTCTTCGTCTCTTCACCTAACTTCTTCATCTTCTCCTGTAGTTGCAAAAGTTTCTCTGTTACCTCACCAACATTCTTAATCAGTTGTCCTGCTACTTCGTATGTTCGTGGGTGTTCAGTTTCTTTCGCAAGTGTAAGAATACCATCTATGGCGTCTTGCCCTCTCTCAACTAAACTATACAAATTTTCCCTACTGTACTTGTAGTCATTTGTAATATCTTCGTCTTCCTTAGGACGTGGTATCACCTGTGTCGTTTTCTCAACTTCAACTTTAGGAGCAATATCTAAAATTTCGTTGAGTTTATCCTCAACTTTTTTCATTAGGAATCTTTATCTGTGCCAGACGCAGGATCATAAGTGTCGGCGTCTTGGAAGAAAGAGTGTGTCTCATTGAATCCAAAATTATCGTCAGCGTCTGCTGTCGTTGGATTAGGTGTAACAACTATTCTTTGTTCTCTCTTCGCCACATTTGTATTAGTATCTGTATATTGATCCACTTGTACTCTCTTAATAATTTTCTGACTTGTCACAGGTCCGTATAGATACATCTTCGCTGTGAAGTTTAGAGTGTACATTATAACTCGTCTCTCAGTAAATGTGCCATCATAACTATCTTCATAAGATACATCATTTAAAACAATGGGTACGTCTCTTACGATTTCCATAGTTGGCATAACGTTTAATGAGATGGTGTAGTCTGGTTGAAACATTGGTAATATCTGTTCAACAATCTGTAATGCGTCTTCACTATTTTTTGCCATAGCGAATAAACTGAAACCTACATTGTATGGTACAGGCATGTAACTATGTTGAAGTGACTTACTATCTGCCCCTTTTACTTTCTTAAACTTTTGTATTCTATTTAATTTTCTTGGTGCGTCATATTGAAGTGTCGTCATTTCAAAACCAATACGTGGTAATGTAAGTGCCGTGGTCTTTACATTCTCAGCAGTCCTTGAACTGTCTTGGTCTAGTCTTGTTAAAAATTTTTGTTTTGGTCCATACGCTAATGGCACCTTCATCTTTTGTATTGTTTTACCTGTTGAGTTTTTACGATAAACATATAGGTCGTTAAACAATGTGCCAAACGCAACAACTGTCTTTCGTATCAACTCATGGTACTGGGCATCCTTAAACATTATTTACTCCTCGGGTCTCCAAATGGGTTGTTCTCAGTAAAATCAAATATATCATTGTTAGGATCAAAATCATCTAACCCTGCTTCAGTATCGAAAGCGAGGTTATCACTATCAACCGCATCCGTAGCCATGTTATCTGTTAAACTATCTTCTAGTATTATATATTCAACATAACTTGGATCATCTTCGTAAAGTATATTATCTCCATCAACCTCATCAACTAGGTATTCACCTGCTTCTGTTAATACCGCTTCGATATCGCCAGATAAATTTTCTGTTAGTAGTGAACCAGATGAAGTTGTGCCAGATTCCAAAGTGATTTGATTTTCCATAACGTCCATTGTAACGGCGTCTAGTTTATCATCAATCTCTGCTAATCCAGTCTCAACACTTTCTGAACTGTAATCCCATGTAGAACATTTTAATTTAAAAATAGGCAAGTCAGAAATCTGATACATTGGATCCTCGTCCTCAACGAAATCAACTTGCCAAAACTTTTTGAAAAGAGGCATGTATATAACATCACCCTCTCTTGGTCTATTAATTGTAAGTGTGTTTGATGGTTGGTCAACCAACAACTCGAAGGTACGTCTGCTGACTACGAAGGTCAACTCGTCTCTCATATCAAGTCCAAACTTGCCTATGAGATCACCTTGTCCTGCAAAACCATTTACGTCTTCAACGTACATTTCAATCATGTACTCGTCAGTAAATTTATCTGTAGTATTGCCTAGTACACCATCAGTATACAGATTTTCTCTCGGCATGTAATGAACATCATGCCCATAGATTTTTAATTGTTCTATGATTAAATCTTCGTAGAGATTTTTTTCTGCTCTGGTGCCATGTGCGAAGTATGTACTTCTCATATTAACCCATCATGTATTGCGGTGGTAACTCGTAAGATAATTGTATTTGTTCTTCTAACTTTGTTAATTCTTCCTGTGCCTGTGTGTATAGTTGTTCACCATTTAACTGAACACCACCCAACATAGCAACACCTTGAAACTTAATTAAGTTAGCACCCCATTGTCTTTTGACTAATTGTATGAGGTATTTTTTCAAAAAGATATCATCAAATATATCCGTAAAAGTTGAACCATCTAGTTTTCTGTAACATTCTATAACTATAAAGTCACCTGCGTCAACATCATTATCCCAATCCATATCAATATACAATCTGTTTTTGTGCATATTATATCTGACAGGTCTCTCACCAACAAGTATATGATCTAACATATCTAAATGTCTCAACGTCATATCATAATGAATAATTGATGTAGATGAA